TGGAGTTCAGACGTGTGCTCTTCCGATCTCTCACTTCCACCAGCCGTGCTCCCCGCCTCCAATGTTGCAATTCTTGATGTATTGCGATTGATCCCGGTCCGTGTCGTCTCTTTGTTCTCTTCAATTGGGATCGCATCCACTGGATCGCCTGGGTTAAAATTATAATAATCAGCTGGCGTAAGTGTCATCAGTTTCCTCCGGTTCCTACATTTTTAGTGTACTGTGATTTGTCAACATCGTCATACCTGATGCCGATTGGATCTTTTGAATTATAAACATATCCTCGATTGTAAGGAATGTCTGCCGCGACAGATCCCCAAGAACGATTATAAACAATCTCTCCTTGGTCAGACAATTTTATTCCGGTGTCAACGAGCAGCACCCGGCTTCTTTTGTCCACCTCAGATTTTATCTCATGAGCAAGGCTTTTGATTTGATAAATCCGAGATTCGTTAAACTCCTTGCTGTATATTACCACCGAATCACCCTGTTCGGCAAAAGATAATATGCCGTAATAATCGATATCAATCTCATACAGCGGCGTTCCATACTCATCGACATAGTCCTGCGCACGCTCTTTTGCTTCCGTATCAGAAATGATAATCGGATTTGTGAGCAAAAAGGTGCGGCCATTCTTTTCGGTCATGTTGGATATATCAACAGCCTCCCCAAGGTACTCAGGTGTCTCTGTACTCGCGACAAAGCTAAACTCATCCCCAGTGTTGTGCGTGTCCAAAGTAGCAAACTGGATTTTAACACCAAGCTCCAAGGTATATTCGGCCCCCTCGCCAGAATACTCAGAAGACTCTGGAATGGGGATATTTGTACCTTGGCTAACACCGTCTCTTTCCCAGTCAAAAGTATCCGGTGTTCCCTCTGTATTTATCGTGATTTTATATGTGTGGATCCCATCTCCAAGGTAATCGCCCTTGACGGTCATGTCATTTGCCCCAGTGCCAGAAAAAGAAACACCACTCAAAACACCCTTAAACCGGCTTCCTTTAATCGTAAGAGTAAAAGACCCCGACCCAGTTGTTGTATAACTCACAGAGCTGTTCTCAAAGGTAATCGTGTCCAGTGCCAGATCCCCACTTTGATTTGTGATTTCAAAATATTTATCTTTTGCCTGGCCATTCCAAGATAGCGTTCCATTGCCACTTACAGATCCACTGGCAAGAGTTTCCTCTGGCTTAACCTCTTTTTCTTCCGATTGAATTGTGATGCGCTGGATTGCTCGATCAGATCTAAGTATTTTTTGGGCATTGATATAGTCGCGAAAATCCAGGACAAAATCTCCAAGGAACTCTTGAACCCGCTCGACCACAACCGCCTGATTTGAGTCATTCACCCTCAAGATGTAATCTTTGCCGATAATGTCCAGCAAATAATTGACCGCCTCTCCAACCTTAATCACCTTGCCAAAGCCGCTTGAAAGCGTTCTGAGCCCATAAGAAGAAAGATCCGGGATGTCTGAATCAGAGTATGGGATATTTGAGAAATCAAATATCCTCTTCAGGAGCTCATCAATATAGAGCCCACCTCCTGACTCAGTCGTGAGATCGCTTAAGTTTATATCAACAGACACTGCCCGCTTCCAAGCATTTTGGCCAAACAATTTTATGCTTCCGATTGATGGAGACTTGGGATCTTTGAAATCCGGGTCATTGAGCAAAAATGTCCCGAGGCGTAAAAACCGATAGGATGAAGATGTTTCAACAGAAATAGCAGTAACCTTATCTCCGGCACCCCATGTGCCAAGCGTCCAGGATATCGCCACACGAAGAGACGGTGCTTTTTTAGCTAGAGTAAATGTGGCCGTTCCGTTTACCGTATCACCAAGATCTGTCCACCCAGCAGATGTCTTCCTGCCGTCAGTCCCGCCATATTGAACTAAAACCTCAAAAGCCGCGCTATTGGCCGTGACCGATATTTCCTCAAATGTATCTGCACCCCATGATTTGGGAATGAACTCATAAACCGCATAGGCAGTGTCTCCAAAATCGTAATCATCACGGTATTTATTTTCGGCAGACTGATTGATTGCCAACTCTGTGGCCGAATAATCGATTCCATCAGAAAGGTCGATCGGCCGCGCCAAATTAACCGGGCTCGATTCGCGCAGAAGGCTCCCGACATTTTTTCCGTCATAAATCCTGACCTCAAGATCTCTCTTAAAAAGATCCCGCCATGGGCTGGTCGTCTGATCCGGGCTGTATATGCCCCGGTGGTTTAACACCTTCATGTCCAGCGTCCCGGCACCCGGCCCGTACTGGATATTTGCATACTCGGGCGGATCACCGACTTTGTCGAGCTTTATCCCTGGCAGCCAGTCCTGGAAATTGTACTCCTGTCCGTCATCATCGACATATGTGACCCGGGTCATTGAGTGACGATTCCCGGATTTCGTCCGGTTAAGGATTATGCCGTCAAAAAGATCGCTTCCAGTAGTCTTCAAAGCGGTGTCCTGCTCGAAATGTTCATCGTAAAAGAATAATATCCTTCTGCGCCAGCAGTAATCTTGACGCTGGATATTTTAATGACCACTTCAAAAGTTGTTGTCGCCAGTGGGTTTGAGGCTTTTGACAAAATATCCGGAGCGTTTTCATATTCAATTGAAAATGCATCACTATCCGAAGACAGGAGCTCCATAAAGTTGACATACTTCTGCGCCGGCAAAAACGCCTGGTAAGTTTTATTCAGGCGAAGCCCGGGCCTAACTTGCTGAACCAAAACAGATCCAGCAGTCTGATCGCTATCCTCCTCAACAGAAAAAGCCGGCATTGGTTCGCCGGCCTCATCATAGTCTCCACTCTCAAAAGCGACCCCAGTCCCATTACTGGCGTAAATTGTAAATATCGTACTCATCTGAAACTCCCTCCCACTGCGACACGGCGATTGGCCGCCTGGTTAAACTCATCTTCGCCAAGCACAAAAGTTGCATTTGCGATTTGGTAAGTATCTCCACTTACCTGCGAACTGGTCTCAACAACTCTCCCTCCTGAGATGCCCGAGCTCCTTATAAAATCGAGCAAATCACTCGCTTCTCGTCTCGGCAAAACAGTCTCGCCCCGGTTGGCACGAACGAGAAGCCGATCCCCTCTCTCTGTCCCAGGCGGCCCTCCAATTTCACCACCCTCCTGAAACCCCGGAAACTCCTGATTTTTAATTGACGAAACCTGAGCGAGACCAAGAGCAAGGGCGGCCGCGGCGGCGATGCTCTTGGTTATAGGGCCCCCGGGAACGGTTGAGGCGGCAGATGCGGCAGCCTGAAAAGCAGATATAGTCGCCTGTGCAATACTGATTTTCTTCTGGGCCTCAAACTGCTCTTTGGCGATTTGTTTTTCTCTTTGCCTGGATTTTTCCTCAAGCTGCTCTTCTTCTTTTTTTAGCTTTTGCTCCCTCTCAAAATCCTCAATCTCTCTTTGTGCTTCTTTTTGTTGCTGCTCCTGCCTGAGCTTTTCTTCTTGTTGTGCAAGGTTTTGCTCAATTTGAAATTGCCTCTGAGCCGCCTGTGCCTGCTGGAGTGCGGCGGCATTGGCTGCCGTGGCTTCCTGCTGATAAGCATCCCTGGCGATTTGAACTTGCTGGGCAAAGTCTGCTCGGCGATTTTCAACACCCTGGATCTCCCTTTCCCGGCGAAGAACCTCAAGCTCGTTCTCGCGGTCAAAGCCCTCTTGTGCAATGGCAAGCCTTTCCTCAAGTGCCATTCGCTCTGCCTCAACTTCTGCCTGGAGTCTCTCTTGCTGTATCCGCTCAAGCTCATCAGCATATTCATTGCTTTGGTCTATCCCCCTCTGCTGGGATGCACCGATAAGGTCAATCACACCTCCGGCAAGATCAGAGACAAAACTAAATCCAGCCTTCAGGTTAGAAATTACTTTTTTATTATCGCCAAGAGAAGAAAGTGCATCTTTGAGCTTCTTAAAAAAGCCTGTGGTCTTCTCTGCCGAATCGCCGAGTGACTCAACATCCTTCTTGGTTTTATCAATCTCACCAGACGGGTCGACACCTCCTTTTAACACTGACTGCGCATCCAAAAAACCCTCAACCAGTGCCTTAAAAGGATCGGTAAAGGAACCTCCAACACCCTCCAGAAGATCGGTGGTGGATTTTGCAAGGTCCTTGCTTAACTTATCAAATACTTTTGCGAAATCCTCTCCGATCCCCTGTGTGGCATCTGCCGCGGCATCTTTGGCTCCCTTAAAATCCCCGGAGACAAGCTTCGCAATTGCATCCCCGGCAGAGACAATTCTCGACGCAAGAATCCCAACAACATCGATGACGGATTTGACCGAATCAACACCAAACTTGCCGAGCTCTATAAATGATTTCGGGATAACTAGCGCAGAATTAACTAATGCTTTGACAATTGAAATTAATCCAATAAAAGAAATCTGGAGGGATTTCACAGCCGTTTCGTTTCCGGCAAACTTAGACACAGCGTCCGCTAGTCTCTCAACATCCGGAGTGAGTGCCTGCCCTATATTTCTCTGGATTATCGAAAGCTGGCTATCAAGAGTAGACAGGCGGCCAAGCAAGGTCTGGCTTTGCTCTGCGGTCAGATTGAAAAACCTGCCGCCCTCGTTTGTGAGGTTTGCAAACGCCTGCTCAAGCACATCAAACGTGATTTTACCTTCGCTTCCGAGCTTCTTAACCTGATCAACATCAACCTCAAGGATTTTGGCGAACTCACCTAGCACAGGAATGCCAGCCTCTGTCAGTTGATTAATATCCTCGGCAAAAAGTGTGCCCTGCACTCTTGCCTTGCCGAATATAACGGACAGCTCATTAAAGTTCTTTCCTGTCGCAGAGGAAATGTCTCCAATCCGGCGAAGAGAATCTGTGATGTTGTCTGCCTCAACGCCGAATGCCAGTAAGGCTTTTCCGGCCTGAAGGACTTCATCAGATGTAAAAGGAGTTAATGCAGAAAATCCCTCAAGCTCTGCTATAAGTGCTTTAGCCCTTTCAGCATCACCGAGGAAAGTTTTGAATGCGACATTTGTCTGCTGAAACCGTCCCGCCGCCAAGACCGCCTCTTTCCCAAGACCAATAATGGCCCCGGTCGCCTGAGTCCCAACGACTGCCGCTGCGCCACCGAAAACAGCCTTGAGTTCGTTCCCTGCTTTTTTTTGCTGCTTGGTTACTTGCTCAGTTGCTTTGCCGACTTTTTTAATGGACCTTATGCCTCCGGCCTCATCGACAATAATTTTATACGAAAGTTCTTTTTCCGGCATTTTTGGGCCTCTTTAATTTCTCTTCAGTGCGAAAATTGTAGTTCCGGGCCCACTCCATCTCCGAGTCTCGAATGATAATCAAGTCCGCGGCTACTCTCCTAACTTTTTTAAGCCGCCTTGAGATTCGACCCTGTCGTGCGCCGCCTGCAATTTCGCTTTGTATGATTCCCAGGTCTTTGAGTCGTTGAAGTCGGTGACTGTATCCTGGTATGTAGCCTGAGTGATTCGTTTGAGTAGATTTTGGAGTTTTTTTTTTACCCCGTCATAATTGAAGAGCCAAAGCCAACCGAATAAAGTGGGCATAGCAACTGGGTCGGCTTTCATTGTCCATCGACGGAAAGACACCCACCAGGGAATCACTTTCACCTTTTTAAGTACCTTCAGAAAGTGCCTCCTGAAGTCCTCTCTGGCAAACATAGAGATCAAGGTATTACTTTTTTCTTCCTCAGATCCGGAATGCATTAAGTTTTCAAATGCCTTCACTTTTTCAAGTATCAAATCTTTGTCTTCCCCATCTGAAGACATGGCCACGGCCTGAGCGTAGTAATTAAAGACCGCCTCTTTATAAGGGACAAGTACATGGAGATAGTGCCACTCGCTCACCTGCCGGATCTCAGCAGTGCAAACACCTCGGATTTTTATTTTGGCAACCGGATAATTTTGAGAATCATCTAGTATTTCCTGATCGGTGAGTGCCTGCCAAGCTTTAGCAGGTGAGCTATGATTTTGAGTGGTCATATTTTCTCTTACTGCTCAATATAAATCTGGGGAAGCGTGGTGCTGTCAGAAATGTCCGGAAGTGCCTCAATGGTCAGCGGAACATTGTTTTCAAATCCTGCCGCAGTACCAAGGCTCACACTCTCAACAGATCGGCCAGTCGGAACAATGATTCTGATTAACTTCCCGTCTTTGACTCCAGAGGAGTAGCAGGACTCAAACCAGAATGCATAGTTTTTATCTGTGCCGTCAAAGGTAATTGTATTTCCGGCAGTGTTCAGGGTTCCCCCAAGTGTGAGCTGCAGGGCCTCAAGGTTAAACTCTTTAATTTGAAGCTCCGCCACAAAATTGAAACTTTGAATCTCTTTCCGGACGGTATACAAAATGCCTTTCCCGGTCTCCTGGGCTCCCGGATAGGCTTGCGCCTCAACGAACTCGCGATTGAAGTTGAAAGTCTGCTCGGGGCCAGTGTAAAAAGATGGTGTCGCCGGCTGGGAATCCCCGACATCAGCGACATAAAGTGAAAATGGATTTTTAAGAAACTCGTTGATGTCTCTTGCTGCAATTGCTGCCATGATTTACTCCTAAATAAAAAATGGGAAAGCCCTGAGGTTGCTATCCGCGTTTAAGTTATATATCCCCTCAGTGGATAATTCTTCAAACTCGCCGATCATGCGCTCAAGACTCGTTATGTGATCCTTTAGAGCTTGATCGGTTTCATACTTTTCACCTGGGCCAATTTCCTCTTTTATAAAGTGGCTCCTGGTTTTTCCCTGATCTTCATAGGTGTAGAAATCAAACCCGACCAGATATATGATCTCATATCCAAGCAGCCTGCAAGCCTTTATCGCCTTGAGGCCCGTGTTCTCAATATCTCTCGCTCCGATATCCCTAAACCAATACACCAAGTCAGAGACACCACCAAGGGCGGGCGGGCCAATGATTTTACTCCCGGATGGTTTTTTCATCTTTCGATAAGTCCTCTCCATCGCACTGTCACTTGCGATAAAATAAAGAGGCTGTGCCCAGGCCGGCAGGTTGTCATTCGTGATAATCGTGTCCACCTTCTTTCCGATCAAGTCATACGCATTGATCCTTCCAGCGGACTCTCCACCACCTATAATCAAACACTCTCCTGCGTGCTTACCAAATAGATCTTTTAACCACATGCGCTGACCTCAATTGCAAGCGATACGTCAAAAACCAATAAAGCACGATGACATGGTGTCCTTTTAAGGATAGCGGCGGAGCCCTTCTCCTGGACTCGCATATAACCACGGGATGCACCCGACACAGAAATGTTTGTGTTCTTGTTGAACTCACTCAAAACTGCGTCGATGTTCTCCTCAAAGGTCTTAGAGCTCTCGCCCTTGACGGAGTAAATGTACTCAATGCCAACTGAGTATGTCCTGGTGATTATCCCAGAAGAAACAGAATCCTCTGGGCTTGGCAACCAATGGATAAAGAAAGCATCAATCCTGCCCTCGGCTGCCGTGGTATTGAGATACTCTTTCCAATCAGAAGTCAGGAAAGTATAATCGATCACATTCTCGACACCGGCGACACCCTCAAGCTTTGTCTTGATTGCTGCTCTTATGTTTGCCCAGGATGACATCACTAAACTCCATCAATCTCTAATCTTCTCGCTATTCTTGCGCTCAAGCTTTTTATTCGTTTTTTTATCGCACCTTGGCTTTGGCTCACTCCACGCTCAAAAAAAGGATTCGGTTTCCTTGCCTTTCTCCGCATACTCCTCTTAAGGACATACACTGCCTGCTTGATGGTTGTTTTTGGATATTTCGACTTGAAATTAGAGTACCACTTAGATCCCTTAGTGCTTTTTCTTATCCAAAGAGCAAGGGCCTGATCGGCAGATGAACTGACAGGCGCGGCCTTTCTGCCTTGCTCAATAACTGGCGCATAAGATAAAGCGGTAAAAACCTCTAATTGATTAACTCCAACTTCACTTTCAATACTGTTCCTGAGCTGTCCCGTTGCACCAACTGGAGCAGAAAAGATGACATTACTCTGTATTACTGCCGAAAGCCCCTGAAATGACTTATTCACCTCTGCAGTAATAATCGACTTTGCCCTTCTCGTCCTACCTCCAATCACTGTGCTCCTAAGAAGATCAGAACCATCAAACTCAACGGCCGGCATTAGTTATTATCCCGATTCCAATAATTGAATCTCGTGAAATGACCTTGGGTAATCACACCCGTTTCATGCGTTTCGATTGCCTGGCGATATTTGTTCAACCACCTGGAAGCTCTTTTGCTATACTCTTCCACCTGATTTCCGAAATCAACGACATCGGCATTCGGCAAAGATGAGCTCACTTTTTCAGCGAAATAGGTCGCCAGCTTTTCGCAAGCAAACGATGTCGCCAAAAAAGAAATCCCCTCAATATCTTGTGAGGGGATTTCAGCGTTTCCAGATGTATCGAAAGAATATGGAACCGAATACTTTAGCCAAAAGGTCTCCCCCGTAACAGGGTTATAATAAACGATTTTGAGCCGGTAACCGGACGGTGATTTCTCGATCACGGTATAGTCCGGGTCGATATACTCTGTCGGGTTTTGCTCAATCGGATACTCAACCTCTCTTAGGGATGAGAAATTATTGACCCATGCTGCCGGGAGCTCATAGATCCCCGTGGAATTGGCAACCATAGCAGTAACCTGGACCTTTGGCCGGGCAGAGCTATACCTGTCAATTGCTGAATCAATCGCCTGATCTCTCTCGCTTTGCGGCAAAACCGTGGTGCTAGAGAACTTCAGATTCGAGTCCAGCAAGGATCTTAATGTGCTCAGGTCAGACATGGGTCAAAATCCCTTAGCTTGGGTTCCCGGCAGGAATGTATGCGTAAAACGCCCGGAAGTCAGAGATGGCTCCACCGAAGCGGAACTTCACTCGATACTTGATCTGGTCGTTTGTGAACACATTCCCAACATTGGGCTGGTCTTGGAGCTGGATTTCCGGCTCTCGTTTGCCTGCATGATAACCAATCACACATCCCTCGATGTCCAGGGGATCGGCCGCTAAATACCAGGCGGTGTCGGCAGCGGTGTTGTTTCCAAGATATCCCTTGGGAATCACAGTAGGCTCAATGCCGTAAGCAGTCAGAGCGTTCTTAATAGAACCTCCGTTTGTATTGGCCTGTGTGAGTTCGTTTTTGACAGCGTCAAAAGCCTCTTTATACAGGACGGGAGGAACAACAAGGTACTTAGGTGCAATGCCCAGAGGGATACTTCCGCTCAGTGATGCCTGGTCCATCATAGCAGCAATGCCAGCCTCGACAGATGCATTGGTAAGAGCCGTGCTTCCAAGGTTCCCGTGTGCGACAGTGTAGAGCTGAGTGTTGTCATAAATCAGGCGAGCATTTTGGCTTGAGGTTGGACCGTCAAACCCGGTGATGAGATCCATGACAAAGCGACCCAGGGTATAGACGGCACCATCAGCCATCTTGGTCGGGAACATCTGCATAGCGCGCAGATTGTCATTAATCAGCATCTCTTCGGTGAGAGTGAAGATCCCACCTTTTTTCACGGGAGTGTATTCTGGGTTGTCCTCAGACGGAGTGCTAAGTTCGGTATAGGTTCCGCTCTCAGCTACAGTCGGGATTTCTCCGAAATCGCCAATCCGGAAAAGCTCTTGCTTGTTCAAATTGGTGAAATCCTGCTCGCTGATCAGTTTGCTCCACTGCTGCCGGGTCTTCTGGAAGTTGTACCGACGAATCATCTTCTTGTTCATGGAGTCGCCAAGTGCGACAGGAAAGTCGCTGGTCGTTGATTGCAGAGTCCGTTGAAGTTCTCCGCTGTTGGCGACATCCTGGGGATCGTGGCCGGTGAACATTTTAAAGAGCTTGGAGATGGAGAACTGGTTGTCGGTGTCCTTATAGGCATCCCGAATCGCCTGATAGTCATCTCCATAGATGGATTGTGATGCGCGCTTCAAGTCAGGGTCAATGGCAACATCCATCGCGCGAGAGAGCTTGTCTTTCGGAGTGTCAGTCACGACGACAAAAGACTGCCCTTGCACACTCTTAGACTGAACCACTCGATCCAGATATTCTTTCTCACCCTTGATCGCGCTTTCGATGTCCTCGTCCTTCAAAACCTTTCCCTTAAGGCTTTGCTTGACCCGCTCTTTTACGTGGTCCTCCAGGTTTGATTCTTTGCTCAGGCGGTTTTCAAGGCGTGTTTCAGACTGAGAGACATTGATTTCGTTCTGGGCCTGTTTGATTTGATCTGCCATTTTAGCAACTTGCTCTTTGACCTGATCGCCCTCACTTTCTTTTTTCTCACCTTCTTTGTACTCGCCTTCTTTTTTCTCGCCGGTAAGGGCCTTTTTGAAAGCCTCGACAAGTTTCACCAGTTCAGATTCGTCCATTTGCTTGGTGTTTTTCTCGGACCCATCCATCTGTTTGACGCCGCTTTCTGACTGCTCAGTAAAGTCAATTCCTGACTTATCAAGCAGAGCAACGACCATCTCCCGGAGTTCGTCTTCAGTTTTACCTTCTGCGTCAGGCACATCAAGTGTCTTGTCGGCAATCAATTTGATCATTGCCTGGATCATCATTTCTTTTGGATTCATTTTTTCCTCTCTTTTAAGATTTATTTTTTTGACTTTGATACTTGCGACCGCTCGAATTACCTCTCCTCCAGCGGCAGGCGATGAGACAAAGTCTGTACTCAGCACCTTGGAGATTTTAAGAACCTCAATGCCTCCCGCATCCGGCCTTTGCTTCTGCATAACATCCACAGAAAGCCCGGGCAATTTATCTGGATCGAAACGCTCAATTTCGAGCAGCATATCTGAGACAGATGGCACGACGATATTTAGGGTTCCAAAAATCCCCTCTCCGTCTGCTCCCGTCTCATACCGCACGTCCTGAACATATCCGATTAGATTTTGAAAAAGTTTTTCCGGATTTGAAATCTCATCCGGACGATGATCGAAAGTGTCACCGTATTTGTGGGCATATATAGGACTGCCCTCAAAAAGAGGAATCGCCTCTTTGAGAGCCTCCTCCCCCCAATTATGCCCAGTCTTTGATCGACCGGTTTTAATCAAACAGACTCGCCATTTTTTACCGGTGAGCTTTTTTATCGCCTGAACCTGTCTGGAGCTTATAGAATTAATACCCCGGTCGATTTCCTCAATCTTATTCTGAGCCCACCTTATGCCGGCATCACCACCCCAGCCCTCCCAGGCCACATATCCGGCATCTTTCCAGGGAGTGCCTTTGTGCTCTTCTTCGATTTTGGAGTTTTCGCGATGCCTCTCAAAGGCTGCCATTTTTGCGATTGTGGCACGGCTGATGTTTTCTCTTTTGGCAAGCTGATTTGCTCTGGTCCAGCCAACCTGTGTCATACCCTTTACCTCGTCGCCATGCTCCTCTTTCCACTTGAGCACTTTTTTTGCCGAATCAACCGCGGCCTGTGGATAATCGTTATATGATTCGGACTGAGATGCCGGCTCTGCCTTTATCCAAGACAGGTCTTTTTTCCGCATGTAGGATTTTGCGTCTTCGAGACAGAATCCATCCACCGGGAATCGGTAAGACTGTGGCTTTGTAGTGCCTTTTTTTGCCTTAAGTGCGCCGCCGATAATTTGTATCCCGCTTGGCAATTTTTTAATTACCTTGAGCGAGTTGAAAAGATCAGGTTCGCGAACACGAAAAGAATGGAAATTAGGGAAAGGCATAGACACTCCTTGATAGGATTATAACCGATCAAGAAAATGAAAACAACTATTTTTTATCTGGGATGGTATTTTCCCTGTCGTCAAAGACCTCTTCAAGCTCTCCACGACGAGATCTATTGACGATCACCATGGTGCATGCACAATTGACACGCTCTTTGGCCGGAAGCCTGGGATCTCTTGGATAACTACATTTAAAGCCGCCGACGACAAAGTCCTCATCCAAAGGTATGGGAGTATTCATGTATTTTTTCTCAGCGGCCAAGTGCGTTTCCCGCGCATCGGGTTTGTGTGCATTGGACCAACCCTTATAAGTATTAGGATCAATCTCTGCGATTTGATTTGCCCTTTCGTTTTGAGTAAAAGATGATGCCGTGAGCATTTCTGTCCGAGCAATCCTCTGGGCCCGGGCATAACTCATCATTGAACCCTGCTCCAAGAAGTTGTTTATCCTTTTGACTTTTTTTATGTACTGTTTTTCGGATATCCTATGGCCACGCAACTTCTTTGCAAGGGCCTCTTTTTGATCCTCAAGTTTCGATCTGCGGATAGAGTCAATCCCGAACTTGTCCTGGATTCTTTTTGCCACAAAATCAGTGCTCTCCCCTGATGCAAGACCTAGGCTTACCTCTGACTTGACAATGTTGAGCATGTCTCCAGAAAAGTTTTGAGCCATCTGCCTGGATATCGGTCCATACATCTCAATGGTCCGGCTGACATTGTAGGGAACCTGCGGAACATTCAGACCGCCATCTTTTGCAACAAGGTCGATATATCGCGCGGCATCTTCTGCTGCAAGCGCATCGCCTCTGACAATCGCGTCCTCATACCGAGCAGAAAAAGTGCCGATCACCTGAGAGAGGCTTTCGGATATTGCCTGGAGTCGAGAGAGCTGCCAGTCGGTTGTGCCAGTGCTTTTTATCCTCTGGATGATATCGTTTTCCGCAGATCGCAATATTGGCTTTATATCCGACTTCCAGTATTTCCGAATGTGGTCGTCTCTGCGCTTAAGAAAGGCATTGAGATGAATGGTCTCTTCAGATCGTGTATTCTCTGGCACTCTTATAAGCCCTGACCTTTGATTTTCGCTTGGCCGCTTTTTTTACCTTATCAAGGTATTTGATACTTTTTCTTTTTGCGATAGCAGGGCCAATCACGTGCCACCTGAACTTTGTGATGATGTCATCATCAAATGCCCATGATAAGGCATTGATTAGCTTTTGTTTTTGTAAAAAAGAATCCTGGAGCAGAAGAACTATTGTGCTTTCAATTTCCTCTGCCAGCTGACTGGAGCTTTTTAATTGCGTTTTCGATTCCTTTGTATGCTGGGTCGTCATCTGTCTCTCCTTCGTGGTCTTGCTCCACACCCAATTTTTTAATCATCAAATCAATTACTTGTTTCCCCTCTGACTTGGTAATAAGTCCGTTTTCCGAGAGAACAACCAGTGCCCGGGAGAACTTATCCATATTCTCCGATACTTGTCTTACTATGCTGGAATCCGGCTGAGGCAGGCTGACTGAATATCCGAAATCCTCCACACCGATAAGCATGTTTGCTTTTTTCTTTTGATGGATTTGGTAGTCAAACATCGCCCGGAGAACAGATAAAACTTTCCGCTGCCTTCGCCGAATCATCCTCATAAAAGGCTCGTTCATCACCTGGGCAGTGGCCAGGTTTACATTGCCACCCATGCCGAAGTAATGCTCAGGGGTGATTGACCCTGCGATTGTCTGGCTTTTCAGCAGTCTAAAAATATCATCAAGGCTCGACCCGTTTAAAGAAGGTGTGACCGCACTCCATTTTTCTTTTTCGTTGTGAATCCTCCAGCTTCCAGGGCGAGGAGGATTCTGCCTGATGCTTTTTTCTTTTTGCTCTAAAGCCGTCTTGTCTGCTCCCTCGATCACGATGTCCCATACGAAAGAAAGCAGCATACCGATCCGCTCCATCGTGGTAAACATTGCCTTGTTGTACATATTAAGCCAGTCTCGGGAGGTAAAAAGATCCGAAAGACCTCTCGTCTGGTGGCCGGTTCTGTTTATCGCAAAATACCAGGCATCGCCTCGGTAATCTCTGGAAAGCCTGTCCCACTTAATGATCCCGGCAGTGCCGATTCCATAGTCCTTGATTTGAAGAGCCCGAGCCCTATATTGATATTTATCCTTATAAACTGCATTTATTTTGTCCGGATAAATGCTCGCCACCTCAACATCTCCGGCAAAAGGAGAAACTTCAGGAATAAAGACAAGCTCGCCATACAGAAGAAGATCTCTTATCCATGGGTAGTCAGGGTCGTCGAGGCGGTTTTCAGGATTCTCATAAAAAGAATCAATTACCTCTTTGACGCGATCATCGTTTGCTTTAATGTTTGGGCCGTCCCCCATGATGAAGTCCAACCTCATCTCAATTATGGAGTAAGCGAGAGGATTTCTTATCCACTGCTGATAGGCTTCCCGGTCCATCAGGCCGGCATCAACCGGGTTTAGCGAGTCGGTCTCCGTGCTGCCGACATTTGTCCAACCCTGATTATCAATCGCCTCCGCCGAAAGCCGACTGGTTCTAGTTCTTTGCAACACTCGGACGACTTCAGAGTTTTTCATAGTCCCACCTTGTTTTTGATCCTTTTCCATAGCCTCGGCCTGTAGTCGCCGCAATCCAAGTCTTTATTTTTTACCAAACAATAAACTGCGATTATCTTACGGTCGTCATGATGGACGTGGCCACACTCTTTGCATGCGTCCATCGTGCCATACCTCTTGAACTCTTTATGGCCCAGCGGATTAACTGTCTCCTGCATCGTCTTTTTGCACAGGGGACTTTCGTACCCTGCTGCAGCGGAATCCTTCTCAGGTAAAAAATATACACAGTCTCTACAGTAAACAGGTTTTTTTTGTCTCGCCTTCATACTCATATTTTATACACCTTTTCAGTAAAACTCAAACAATTTTTAATACACTTCGCCACTTGGCTCATTGATATATTCCTCTGCCGGCACAGATTCTGCCTCATGAGTCACAACTGGCGCACCCTTAAGTGCCCGGATTGCACTGGATGCCGAGTCCGGAGCATCGTCTGGCTCTGCACCCTTTACATAATCCATGATCTGAATAAGGTACTCAGGATGTGTTTTTTTATCCCAAATGACAGCCTTAAGCGTCCATGGTGTGTAGAGGTAGTTTGTGATTTTCATATTCTTGTTCTCTTTTTCGTGATAACCGAAAACCGTAATCCCGGAAAATCGTTTTTCAAGCTCAGACTTAACCCACCCCTTGTCTGCATTTTTCTCAACGTAGCAAATCCTAATTTTATATCTCTCTATCATCTGTCCCACTTTATCCCAGTGATCTGCGACATGTCCTTCATAACTCTCGCCATGGCCATAGTAAATCTTCCGGCTATCCATCGCCATTGCCGTAAAAGCGTTTGTGTCCTTGCCTCCATAAGCAGCATCAATATGCAGGATGTAATCAAGATCTGCAGGGTGCCTTCCCTCTTTTGGATCATCAAAAAGTGTGTTTTCATCTTTGGCATGCTCAAGCAAATAGTTTAGCGAGTAAAGAGATGGTGGCATCGATCTTCGCCGCTTATCTATTTCCTCCGGAGTAAAAGACTTTATGTGTGTGGTCCCTACCGGCCACTTCCAAGGCTCGGCCATAAGCCGATGAGAGTCAAGATCGTGCCAGGGAGTGCCTACATTCCCAATTTTCCCTCCCGGGTTCAAAAGGTTTCTTTGCTCAGAAACAACGAGATCCGTCTTTGTCCTTTCCGACTTATAGACTCGATCCCGCACTGTCACAATGTCGTCATTCAAAATATAGTCGAAGTGCAAAGATGTGACCTGAGTCTCGATTCCGACTGCCATGATATTCGGCTCTTTGGACGGGCGGGTTTTTAGATTTAGCGATGCCTCCGATTTGTTGTCTATAACCAGCTTCGCTCTTTTGCCATAAAAGGATTCCCAGAAAACCTGCATGGCCGGGCTGGTAATGTTTTTTTTGATTTCAGAAAGAACGCTTTTTGCGAGGCTGGTTGTTTTGCGGACAATCAGAACCCTGGCATTGGGGTTTGCCAATAAGTAAAGAGGAACGCCAACCGGATTGGCAATGGTTGATTTATACGCGCCGCGGTGAGCCCAAAGACTCGTGTCCTCGTCCTTTAGAAAAAGATGCTCAAACCAAAGATCGTGAACCTCTGACAGGTCTGGATATCCAAGCTGATTGCCGATGACGTGCGGATGATAAAGAATATCCTTGAGATCCATTTATCCATTTTACTTGTCAGGTATTACTTTAGGCAAATATGGCCGCAGGACGTGGTATCCACAATCTGAGAAAGTGGTGCAGTTTTTCTCATTGTCATCAACAACAAAATCCACATCCATGTGACGAGACAATAAAATTAGCTTTGATAATTTATACTCATGCGCCTGGCGAGGGTCCTTCGGGTCCTGCATGCACAGGCCGAAATAGCTGGAGTTGAAATCGGAAAAATCATCCTCCAGACCGGCACGCAATGGCATTACTCGGAAATGTTTAGATATCCAGTTTGCCGTCTCGCCATAAAAAAAAGACTTCCGGGCAGTGAGAAATAGGACAGCGCAATGCCCAAAATTACGGATTACAATGTTCCGCATGAAATCAATTACCGGCAAATCAGGGATCTTTTTCCTGACTGGGTCAGCTCCCGCTCCATGCGACTCGTATAGGTGCCGGATTTCCCTGTCATCTGCGATTGTTCCATCGATATCAATTACTATTGCTTTTTCCATTTTTGTCCCCAGGTAGTGGCGGTGCTTCTATCTGTCTCACCACTCTTTCTTTTTTTATCCGCTCAAAGGCCTCTTCCATCTCCCTCTGCGTCTCCTCAAGATCATCACCCCGGACAATCGCATTATCGACATTTTGAAACCTCTGTGGATCAATCATCCGGAGGGCCATGATCAAGAGCCTTGGCTCTGCCGGTATGTGCCGATCCTCAATGACAATTTCTTTATGAGTCTGTCCTTCCGATCCCGTCACCTGCCGGATTCTCTTTGACCTATAGCTATATCCGTTTGCCCGCTTCAAAAACATGTCATAGATGCCGGATTCTTTAAACTCCCTTCTGCCTTCAGTGACAGCCTTTTCAAACTCTGGATGGACGCGTTTATATTTGTAGTAGCTATCCGTGGAGATCCCAATAATATCGGCGACAACTTCATCTCTGAGGCCTTTAGCTTTTGCTCTTCTGGCTATCTCCGGCATTCCGGAGTGGTATGAGGTGGGTTTGCCGGTGATATTGGACATATGGGATTATTTGAGTATCTTCTCTGCGCTGAAATCTACCCCGTTGAGTTTAATGGCCGGGAATTTTACACCGCAAGAGGCCATATACTCTACCAGCCTGCGAACCGCTACATCCGCATACTTTGGGTCTTTTTCCACCGAAAAAGAAGACCTGTTTGATTTCTGGCAGGCTAAGGCAGTTGTTCCGGACCCGGCAAAGATATCCAGAACCATGTCTCCACTTTTTGTGCTGTTTTTTATCTGGTACTCAAAAAGAGAAACGGGCTTCATCGTCGGATCATCCGACGATTTTGTAGGCCTATCGAACTCCAGAATTGTTGTTTGCTTCCTGTCTCCATACCAGTTGTGCTTTGCGCCAGGGACCCACCCGTAAAGACATGGCTCATGCTTCCATTGGTAATCCTGCCGGCCCATCACCATGCTATTTTTAACCCAGACAAGGACCTGCTTGACGATGAAATCAGCAGTAGAGGCAGCCAAGCGGAAATTAAGACCCTCTGATTCTGCGTGCCAAATATAAAAAGAACACCCGGGATGCATTGCTTTTTTAGCCACCCCAAAAGCATTGGAAAGAAATGCCAAAAAGTTATCGTTGGTCATTTTGTCATTTTCAATATTTAATTCTTTTTGGGTTTTCCCGACATAATCGACATTGTAGGGAGGATCTGTAATAAGCAAATCTACACTACCCGGGATTTTAGAGAGGTACTCTTCTTGCGTTGAGTCTCCGCAAAAAACGTAATGGCCGCCAATTTGCCATAAGTCGCCAGGCTTGGTGATGTGGTTTATCTCTTCCGGGAGTTCATCTTCTTTCTCATCCGGACTGGAGAAGGCAGAGGAATAAATCCTGTCAAAATCAGACTCAGAAAGGCTCAGCTCCCTGGACAGGCTCTCTATGTTTTCCTTGTTTTTACCGAGGATGCTCATGATTTCTGCATCCAGATTTTCCGAATCCCATTCATCAGAAATTATTTTATTGTCGAGTATACGCAGTTTCTTTATTTTTGCCGGGGTCAGATAGCTTAAGTCGTCGACCTCTATCGACTGGGACTGATCATAAAGCTCTGAAATTGCAGCAAATCGGCCATGCCCATAAACTATGACCCCTTTTTTGTCTACACCAATTTTTTGCGTGTATCCGTTCTCCTGAATGCTTTTTTTGAGCTTCTCTATTTGCTCTTGAGAGTGGATTTTCGCGTTGTTTTTATATGGCCGGATTTCCGATATTTTCATTTTTTTGGATTGGGCCTGCTTGATTTGAGTCATGTCTTCTTCCTGCTTGATTTTATAAAAAAATGATTCCCTGTATTTTCCCACTAAACTTCCCAGCTGAAATCACCGCCCCACTGATCCCATCCTAATATTTCCTTGCGAGAGAATATCTCTATTTTCCTAAGCCCGCGAGGGAGAAGCAGATCAATGCGGTTTATTACCTCAACTGGCTTTTGGCTGTGCTCTCCTCTTGGCTCCATGACAACCTGATGCACACCGGCATCATCTCTTTTTATTTTTCCCCGGACCCCCATCAAAACCAGCTCTGCGTTCGCCCGGGTCCAGTTACCCATTCCCCATGCGAGCCCTCCATTTTTTGCTGTCTTTATCCAAACAAATGCAATTGTTTTATATTGAAATCCCCAGGAAGAAAGGACATCGATACCCTTATCAAGTAAAGGCGCAGTAACCCACAAAAAACAAACTGAGTTCGGATCGGTCAACCTCTTAACCGGCAGCGATTTAATTTGTGAGATCGACATTGTCGAGTATTTAAACTCCACACCTCTTTTGCCCGATGTGCATTTATCAGAATATCTCCATGGGGGATCGGCATAGACGACTTGGTATCCACTTGCCTCAGATAATTTCTTTATCTCACTCACCGCCAATTCTCCCTATTTCGCTCAAAACCTTAGAAATATATGACCAGTTTGTTTTGCCCTTGCGAGCATTTCCCCAGCCCATGTTGTAAACATTTAGAGCGCAAATTAGATCCCCACCACACATAGGGATTTTCCGGTCATAAATCAGGCTTTTGCCAATCATTAGGTTTATTTCAGGATTAAAAAGATCCCCTATCAGATAATCGCTGGCATGGATTCGGTTATACTCATCAAGCCCATCTTGAGTGACTTGCATCAGTCCGACAGCACCCTTATGGCTAACCGCATTTGTCACCCAGGAAGACTCCACTGAAATAATGGCCTTAATCAAATCGGGGATCTGGACTTGTTCTTCTTTTTTTTGTTCATCCCTAAAATCCGAAAGAGCAGATATCGGAGGGCAAAAAAGCATCGCCTCCCAAAAAAACAAAATCAAAATTATTTTTTTAATCAAACCTTCCCCTCAATATTTCAGAATACAAAGTGCCGGCACACCGGCCAAAATCACATACGACCCTTTTGTCAAAGTAATTTTGAACCAAATTATATCCAAAATCAAACAAGTTCCTGTATGATGTGTGTTGCGAAAGCCTGAAAGGATGAGGAAGCCGAGGGTCGTTTGCCCATATCGCCCACATGGGACGCTTTCTCAAAATCCGCTCAAAGTAAATAGCTTTTTGCTCCGTAAACCTTGGGACCGGCCACATCTCATGAGAATCAATATTAAGCGGGATCATGTTGTAAATCGAATGAATAAAAACCGGGAACTTGCGCTTATTTATTTCAGTTTGTGAAAGTCGATGATGTAAGGAGTTTGCCGGCCTGGTGTGATATTTAAACTTAGATAGCCGGCAAAGATCCCCATACCTCTGAAATAAAAAATCGCGAACGGCCTTTTTCCGCTCGCGATCCTCTTCAATCGAAATAATCAATCGTTAGATTCTTCTTGTTCAGAGAAAAAGTTTTCCTGGTCGGTCTCCTCCGGGGAGAACTCACCAATTGCATGAATCGCCTCATGCCGCCGCTCTTTGAGCTCTTTGAGCTCCCGGTTGATGCCGGTCCGTTTCTCTTCAAGCTCCTCCATTTCCTTGTTGATATCCTCGATTGCCTCCAGTCGCCTCAGCCGGTTTTCTTTTGTCTCGCCTGTCATAAGTATCTCCTTTTTTTGATTTTACCTAAAAATTTGTTTCTGAATTGATTTGATGAAGTGGTTATTAAAAGGGATTCCCATTTGATTCGCCCTCAAAAAAAGCCAATACGCAATAAGCAGACCATCTTGATCTTTTATTTTTCTCTCAGGAAAAAGTGAGTCAGCCAGTTCTCTTGCACATTCTTTTGATTTTTTCCCGCTGGAACCGAGAAGATCTTTTTGCCAATAAGAGGCAGCAACAACAGCGCAATCACAACCAGACAACTCAACTGCAATTCTTTGTGCCTCGAAAGATCTATTTGCGATGGAGGAAGTAAAAGAGTTTGCGCCCTGGAATGGCCTCTCTATCGCGAGATAAATCATTTCTTTTGGCACACCCTGGGTTTTATTTTTTATAAAATCACAAAGAGACAAAAAATCAATGCGATTCTCTTTTTTTTCTTTTTGGAGGAATCCATCTCTTTGCATTGTCGGCATTTTATAGTTTTGGCCAACACCATTCCGATAGAAGCCTATAGTCCCGGTTGTTCCGTTGTCTATTCCAATGAAAATCATTTCCCGCCCTTTTTTAATATTTTATCCCCTAAAGAAATAACCTCAAGGTAATCATTTTCAATCTTGCTGACCTTTTTTTCACACCTGCTCCGCTCCATGCTGATATAATGAGCCATCACCATGTTCAGAATTCGGGGTATCTCTCTCTGGTAATCTATGTCGTCTTTAGTGCTCATGGCCCAAAGGATCTTAGCCGTAGATCTTACATTTGGGTAAATTGATCCGACTTCAACGCGCCCGATAAAGGAGAAACTCATCCCAGATAAAAGAGAAAGCCCTCGCATGGTAAGCCCTTTTTTACTTCTCCAGTACTTTAATTTTGACCCAATTTCTGTTGTCATGGATTCATTTCCTCGTTTGGCTTGTGTATTTTTTCTGAAGGATGTTTTTTTGACTTTCCAGCTTGTGGATTAAATTTACGACCCCATATCCCGATTCAAGATTCACACCGTCAAAAGCCGCCTTAATCAAGATCTCGTTCAGCATCGAGCAAAAGCTCTCAAAAGCAGTCGAGCAGTCGAAAATTATTTTTTCAAACTCGCTTTGAGATATCTTTTCCCCACACTCAGAAGATGAATCCATGGCCCGGTAAAGTGTTTCAGTCACCTTCCCAGATGTCATGCTCATCGTCGATGACTTCCTGAGCAAGGCGATTATTTCGTCATAAACGCCTCTGGGTATCTGATACTCTTCCCTGATTTTATCTAACTCGCCATCACTCATTCTAATCTCCAAAATGTTTACGCCTAAAGTATATGTTATTTTCGTTTTTGTGTCAAATTATGTTAAACGATTTTCTTAGGGAAGGCCCTGTCAAGCATTTCATTTATTTTTTCGATTGATTTTGAGTATTCTGGGCCACCTCGAGATCCTGCATTTGATTTGTCTTCCAGGTGATTTTCCTTGGGAACAACTGTCTTGGTGGATTCCCTGCACCTCCTGGCCTCCCGGTATAAAAAATTGCCATTGACCCTTTCGTGAGTCTTCCTGGCAGAGTCAAAAGCAAATGATATCTCTGAGTTTCTAAATCCTTTAAGTGATGACCACCACTCTTTTATCATCGTGGCTTTTTGGGACTCAGATCCAAACCAGTTTGTGTAAGCAAGAAGACCGTGTGCCGACTGAACAAACTCTTTTTTTCTCAATTCCTCGCTGATGCTCATTGCCGACTCCCTTAAAATGCCATTCCCATGTGTCGATATAGTGACTCCAAACTGCCCTTATCGTTCTGTTTTTTTGCATGCTTATGTCTAAACTCTGCCGCTATTCTCCACCAGTCGGACGGATAAAATATCGGCTGCCAGTGTCCACCAGATTTTAACCAGTTGCAGATGTACTCAAATTGCCGGATATCCACGTCACGCATGATCTGCTGCCAATGTTTATCAGACTGTTTTCCAAACGTCCGGCCAAAAAATATTTTTTTATCTTTTTCTGCTGTCGGAACCAGGAGTCTATTGCCAAGCATACCTCTCCACAGTGCCTTGTACTCATCTGCAGGGTCTGGCTCTTTTTCGCTTAGGGCAGACCAGGATGATTCCTGGGTTTTTTCGATTTGAGGTACCCGTTCTTTTTTTGGATTTGATTCGCCCTCGGCGGTAGCCGTGTGTTTATTTAAAACTTTATTTAAAACTTTATTTTGTGGGATCAAATCTTGATCCTCTGAGGGGATCAAATCTTGATCCTCATCTTGGGTTTTGGGGATCAAATCCTGACTTTGAGAATATTGGTTTTTTGTGTGCTGATCAAAATCTGGTGCCCTATAATCAATATTTATTTTGTACCTGGCGGCATTTTTTTTATCGCAATCTTTGGTTTTTACTACCACACCAATCTTGATAAGGGACCGGAGCGAGGCGCGAACCGTGTTAATTGACATTTTAGTCATGTCGATAAACTGCGATATTGAAATTGAGTCATCTTTTTTGTGCCAGCCATAAGTCTTTCTGCAGACAGCACTCAAGACCATAAACTCTGCCGGGGTCAACTCCGACATAAAATAATCAAAAACGACATTCGGCGTTTGCGTAAATCCTAAAAAAGTATCGCTCATTGTGGCCCCCTGTATTCCATATTGATTTCAGAAGTGTATTTTTCGTCTAGCTTGATAACAAACCCGGTTCGATATAGCGCATCAAGACCATTGGCCGCATGAGGGATATCAATCGCCGCCTTTTCTGCGATAAAATCAATTTCAAATTGTTTGTTTTCTTTGGCCCAGCCGTATGTTTCTTGGCATAAAACCAGACCGACCCGGACCGCCTCTTCAGAAACAGTCGGAACGATGTGCTCAATAAAAACATTGGGGATTTGGGTGAAATTGGGAACAAAACTATCCGTGCTCATAAAAGCTCCTATGAGGGCGGATCTATCCCAAGTCAGATTGAGAGTTGATTGGGGTTTTTCTGAGAAACCGCCCAGATTTTGATGACCACCCAAAAGTAAAAAAAAGGCGCGGGGGAGCTACCCCCGCTTAACTCACTTTGGGCGGTAAGTTGAATCAATAGCTTAAACCAAATGCTCGGGGTTGTCAATAGAGATCTTGGTTTTCGTCAAAATTTCCAAATCCGCTTGACGGTGGGTACCGATCCCCATAAGGATTCGCCTGCGGAGCAGTTGATGGTGCAGCCTGCTGTCCATAAAACCCTCCCTCTTGATTCCCCTGACCAGGAGGCGATGAGACAGACTGGAGGTCATGCACAATAATTACAATCTTGCTTCTGTTTTTCCCGGTCTCTTTATCTGCCCACTGGTCTTGCTTTATCCTCCCAGACAAGACTACCTGGGCTCCCTTTTTAAGATATTGTCCGGCAAACTCCGCAGTTTTGTTAAAACAAACTGCGTTAAAAAAGCTCACATCTTCTTTGCCTCGATTTGAGGCAATTGACAACCGGCAAAAAACTTTACCCTGGCTCGATTGAGAGACTGTCGGGTCCTGTGTCAATCTTCCAACAATAATTACTTGATTCACATCGTAGCTCATAATTTCTCCTTCATTTTTTTCATTTCAAACTCACTATTTTTGAGCCGGACCTCAACATTATGCACTTTTTCGACATACTCGATCAGCTTGTCGTATCTTTCGCTTAAGTATCCGACCCGGTCTGACAAATCCTGAATGATCGCTTTATATTCCAGATCCGAATAGCGGGCGCAGTGCTTTTCTGAATCTTCATTCAATTTCATTTTTGGCTTACCCTAAATTGAGCAAATAGACTCTTGATTACTTCCGGAGTGAATGTGGTCTTTTCTGTGCAATAGGAATCGATTACGGCACCCACTTCGCCAGAAGAAAGTTCATACGCAGCCATCAGCAAGCAAAGATAATACTCGCTACTTGGCAAGATCTGGCCGCTCTCGTAATAAAAGAGCATCGTAGGGGATAAACCAGTAAACTCACTGATCCACTTTCTATTCCTTCCCGATCTTTTCCGGGCATCTCTAAGTACTTTCCCAAGCACTGTGTCTTTTTTTTTCATAATTCCTCACTTTTTATTAATTTTTCAAAAAACTCTATGTTCTTTTGGTGCCGATAAGCATCAAAATCCTCATACACAGAAAAACCGTTTTCACGGGCGATTTTCTGTTTTAATGCGTTTGAGTACAGATTTTGCTTTGAAACGGCCTCAGCGCCCATCAGAAAGCCCACAACGGCATCCTCAGTCTCAGTTGTTGATAGTTTTCTCTTAATCATCTCTACCTCCCGCCCGAGTTAATTTTTGTTGAGCAAGTGCTGCCTCAAAATCGAGAGGATCAGAATACCCAACAAACTCAGATAAAATAGGGATCACGCGAGCAAAAAGATCCTGAAGCGTCTCAATGTCTCCGATGTCAGCCATTGTTAAATGACGAATCTCCATGTTTTCTTTTACGCTCCCATCATCTTGCATCACGCGATCTATGTCGACCCAGCCAATCTTTAGCTTCACCCAATTCCTGAAAGCCCAAAATAAATGACGCTGAGACTGTCCGCGGCTCTCCTCGAGAACTCCATCTGGACGATTTTCAAAAGCAAATCTGATTGCGATATGCATTGCTTTAAATGTCTGAATAAAATTCTCTCCAAAGGCCTTGCTGACCTGGACGGCCATGGTCTGGCCTGGCTTCATGCTTTCGATCATTTTTTCGTCTTTGGCATATTTGCAGACAAGGCTATGATCGACTCTCCCATCATCAAACCGGATAGACCTTTTTACGAGCTCAATTATTTTTGCGCTTTCCTTTTTCATGCTCTTATCGTGACCTCCTTATCCTCCCAGGTGCGAATCCCGGGGATCGATATCCCGGCCTTGACCGCGGCATTGATTTTCTTCTCATCCAGAACAAAGTAATCGGAAGGGATTTTACCCATGTTCCCGACCTCCCACTTTCGCACAACCCGGAAAGATTGGCCTTTTGTTTTGGGTTGCTCCACTGGTTTTTCGAGCTCTGGAAATGCCTCCATCCCGTGTGACTCTGTTTCCTTGAGCTTCTTTGCGTTTTCCTCTTCTATCCGTCTTCTCTCTGCCTCAACCTCTCGGCGGTAGTCAACCATCTTTTTTTTGGCCGTCTTTTCTGCCTTCTCAATAGCGTCCAGAAATGGAGCAAAAAGATTCATCACCTTTTTTTTTGCCTCATCCATTGGCCTGGTGATAGATAGCCGATGTTCTTTGACTTCTTTTCCAAGTTTTTTGATACTTGCCAAAAACGCCACAGCTTCCGCATTTTGCTCGTCGCCTTTAATTTCAAGAGCATCGGCCCACTCAAGGATTTGAACTCTCTTTGGCTCGTGCTTTTGAATCTCAGATGGATCGATATCCGATACTCGAATAATTTCACCCTCGGACTTAATTTCTTTGATGTCAAGTGTCATGTTGTCTCCTAATAAATATTTTGATAGATAAAGTTTGCTGCTCTAAAAAGAGCCCAGTCTCGATCTTCGTTGTCTAAAGGTTCATATTTAAATTCTCCTTTTTTAGGTATTCTTAAAATAGCTTTTTTGATTTTTTCGTCCGGATACATCTCAAGAACCATTCTCCGGTAAAACTCAACTTGGATTCTTTGCTTAAAAAAAATCTTGTCTGTGGTCTTCAAATCCACCAGGACCATATTGCCGTCATTGTCTCGAATCAAAAAGTCAGGAGTACCAAAAACCCCAACCTTTTCAGATCCAACAACCTCCTGAATGTGGACATAATCAAAAACGGTGGAACTCTCCCAGTTGAGAAACGCCTCAAAAGATGGCCATATCTCAGGCTGATGCTCTTTTACCAGGTCGGCATTGACATTCCCACCCTCTGCGTGGCGACTACAAAGAGCGTCAACTCTGCTCCCCCACTCGGCCTTATCGTTCCACTTTTGCATAGCATTGTCATATCCAATACCATCTATCATCGACTGCAATCCCTTGTCATGGATCACAGATAGGACGGATGACAGGCGCGGATACTCCTTCCCACCAAAAAGATAGCAAGAGCCGTCCTCTTTAAGCTTTGGCTTCATTTTTGATTCCGAGTGATTTCTTTACCGTCAGTAGCTGCTCATAATTAAGTTCGTGGAGTTTTTTACCATAGCTGCTGACGCATATATCAATTACGCGCCTCATCTCATCTTCTCGATTTTTTGACCCGTTTACATGCTTGACGATGGATTGATACGCCTCCTTAAGGTCTTCTCCTTTGACTGCCTCTGAGCTGTCCTCCGCTGCACCGCCGTCGATGATGTCTCCCTTCTGAATATAAGTGAGGCGGCCACTGCTCTGCATGTCGTCATACTGAGTCAGTGTTAGCATTGATTCAGCCTGGACCCACTTTGCTGCCCTTCTGAGCACGGTTTTTTTTGCCATTTCGCCATAGTGTGCCGACCAGATGGTCTTCTGCTTGGCAGACTTTTTAATGTCGTCGATTTCAGAACGCTTCATGATTTCGACATCTTTCATTCCATTGGGATAATTGATGATGCAGTATGCAGCCTTGATTTTTTCCGGCCGGCCATAATTATCACCGTCCCAATCCGGACGATGATCGACCCTGTTTTCGGTGCCGGCGTAAACCTCGAAATGATCCCCCTCATAAACCAGTCCGACAGACGGTATGATCCCGGCCTCTTGAATCTTGCGGACATACCCCTTATAGCCAGGCACAAATTGGGCCATCACCTTATTGGTTTTATTATTGCGGAAAGGGACAAGATATCCGTGCCCATTAGCGTCAATAGGCATACCCAGTGCGGCACTAGACAATATTGCGTTGGCTAAAGAATTCGGATCGGATGAGAGCAGAAGGGTATTTCCATTGGTTGCCGCCATAATGATTGCGTTTTTAACCCCGGCAATATATTTTTTTACATTCGATCCATCAGGTAAAGACATTTTTAGGTCGGCCTGAAATTGACCACTAAAAAGAACCGGCAATTTTTCTTCAATTTTTGACATAGTTAATTTCCTTTAAAAAATTGGGATCAGCTCGATGTTTCCTTCGGGCTGATTTTTGCATTGATAGATTTCAAAGATCTCATGCACTGAGGCGACCGGACGAGTATAAACTTTTCCATTACTCTGGAGCCGAGCCCAAACATACTCAGTTGAGCTGGAGTAAAGATAATCGCAATCATCGCAAATCAAATATTCCGGGTCGTACGAATGAGGGAATCTTTCCAAAAAAATATATTCAATCTCGCCCTCAAGATCCCTGATCAGCTCATCAGGCATGACTTCAACTTCTCTAGATTCATAAGGTGCCATTCCAGTACGGTACATATTGTCTCCTTAATTGTTTCTACATATAGTAAACTATAATCTGAACAGTGTCAATGTTTTTAATTTATTAAAAAAAATATTTTTTTACCAAAAAATACTTGAACTTCGTTTACTTTTAATGTACACTATATACATAAACAATTGCTTAGGAGCTAATTATGAGATTCATGGGACACACAATGAGACAAGACACACCTGAAGAAAGAGAGGCCTTTTTAGCTAAGCAAAAAGCGAGGATGGAGCAGGAGAAAAGAGACCTTGATCCTGGCCTTTGCCCAGAGGTGGATGAGAAAGCAAAAGAGCTCATCGAAAAAGGGGGAAACCTTTGGCAAAAGTATGGCAAAACTCGGGTATATCTTTCCGCTGAACTGCGAAGAAAGATGGCTTGCGATAACTTGGGGGCCATCTGGGCAGGGCATAAGTATAAGGATAGCGAAGGCAACACTATATCCAAAGCATCCGTATATCGAGAGATGGCCGCCATAGGTGACTTTTACGAAGTAAAATAATGACACCCGCTGAGGAGCTAAAAATGAACACACTAAACCAACTGAAAAAAGAAGTTGAGGCTCTTGCCAAAGAGTACGGCATAGAGCCAGATGACATCGTGATTGAGGACGAGGCCAATTTCTGGACCTTTACAAGCCTTTTGGATGAGAATTTTGAGGATCTCGATGATGTAGAAACTTGGGAGCAATTTTGCGATGAAGCCAAGGTCGGCCAAGTCCTAAGAGAAAACGGAAAGATCCAGGTCTTTCTCAACGAGAGTACAGACGGCATGGAATTTTGCGACTTAGTCGAGCCTCACGGTGGAGCTTATATCTACTACGATGTGAGCGGGAATTACCTGGTCTATGCTGACCAGCTGGCCGAAGGCGAAAGCCCTGAGCAATGGTATGTGGACAATCTGGGAATGCCAGATCCAGAGATGACCGCCGAAGAAGTTTTTCGATCAGCTAAAGAGTCGAAAGACCCCGAGACCATCCTTGGCTATCACTTTTTTAAGACCACGAAAGAGGTGATCGACTTTTCGGCCGAGTACGGAATCAACTAAATAGTCGATTAAGGGGATATTATGAAGCTGAGAAAGTGTACATGCGGCGCTACACCAAAGCATTATCCATACGATGATTCGGGAGCGTACCCAGATGAACTTAGCATTATTTATTGTCCTGAATGTGACTTTTCTACACTTTCATACTGGAACGGTAACCATGCTATGAGAGCATGGAACTACCTCATTAGGAAAAAACTAAAAACGATCCGACAACAGCGACTATCTGCAAGCCCTTCGGGACATTAAAACGTCAGATAGTCGCGGACGTTGTCAGAGATAGGAGTTTTAAATGATTAGATTGATTGTAAAAAGTAGTTTTCAAGTTTCACAGGATGAGTGGTCAGTATTTTATGAAACGGTTGACATAGAACATGCTGACCTTGAGTCAAAAATGAAGAATGGCGGTAGACATGTTGTTGGTTCAGAGATTGTTAAAACTCCTACATCCGACAACAGCGACTATGAGTCTGCGCCCAAATTGCCGAGTTTAGATGAGGTTAAAAAATTAGTTGATGTTAACTCCTATTTTACATCACCAATCGGAATAGAGAAGACATACGAAGCAATAAAAAAACTCGGAAACTTCTCATAGTCGCAAACGTTGTACGAAAGGAGCACTAAATGCCTATAAGTAAAGATAAACAAAAGCTGTATCATAAAAACTGGAAAAACATATCTAAAAGAATACGTTTTGAGCGTGCTGGGAATAAATGTGAGTTTTGCGGTGCTGAAAATTATGAACCACATCCTGATACTGGCAGTAAAGTGATTCTAACAGTAGCACATCTTGAGCATAACCCGCAAAACAATGATGACAAAAACTTAAAGGCATTATGTCAAAGGTGCCATTTAACCTACGATGCAAAACATCACGCCCAAAACGCAAGATATACACGAGATAAAAAGCTTGGGATTTTACGGTTTCCCATCGTACAACAGAGTTTATCAGGTTCGGATGACAAGTCATCCTCTCCCAAATCTGATAAATCGGACTTCTGATAACCGCAAACGTTGTGTGAAATAAAGTGGGGTAAAATGAATTATTCGATATTAAGATACCCAGGAGGGAAGTCCAGAGCGATAAAAGAGTTGTCTTTATTCATCCCTAAAGATACAAAAAAAGTGATTTCCCCGTTTTTCGGAGGCGGTAGTTTTGAATTGTATTTAAATCAGCAAGGAATGGAAGTGGTCGGGTTTGATATATTCAAACCCTTGGTGTCCTTTTGGTCGGCGTTAAAAAATAGCCGAGAAGAACTATATAGAGAAGTAATAAAATACTATCCATTAAGTAAAGATATGTTCTATTCTTTACAAAAATCATGTATGGTGGAGGCTGATAAGATTAAGCAAGGAGCTATGTTTTTTGTATTGAATAGGTGTAGTTTTTCAGGGAGTACAATGAATGGTGGAATGTCGCCAAACCATCCAAGATTCACGGAAAGTATCTTGTCAAAACTAAAGAGGTTTGATTTGTCTATACCAGTTCATGAGCAAGATTTTATGCATTCGCTATGCTATAGCGGTTTTGCGTATTGTGACCCACCATACATCATTAAAAACTATCTATATGGGAACAAGGGAAAAGCACACAAAGGCTTTAATCATATTAAATTAGCCGAAAAACTAAACAAGAGGAACGGCTTTGTATTGTCTTATAATAATATAGCAGAAATAGTTGAGTTATACAAAAACCATTATTATTACATACCCAAATGGAGTTACGGGATGGGTAAAGACAAAAAATCAAAAGAGGTATTAGTAATATCGAACAGTGTTTATTCATCACTTGACATCACACAACGGCGACTATGTGGTTCGCTACGCTCTCCCAAATGCCTACGGCACTTCGCATAATCGCAAACGTTGTCGGACATTTTGGTTTTAAGGAGATTAAATTGATAGAAATAACAGGAAATGAAAGAATTGATTGGATGTACCCAGAGATATACGATAAAGAAAAACAATCAACACTTGAAATAGGAATCTGCCACACAAGGGCAGCAAATTCAATTAGAATTAAATATGATTCCGACCGTGACGGTTGGATTATAGAACAGGCATCAACATTTGAATGGGATATAAATGATACCGAGTGTGATCCTGATTGGCAAGAGGTTGCATTTATTGATGCATGGGGAAGAGAAAAACCAAAACAATCCGACAACCCAAGAAAATGTGCGCGTCCTGCGCCAAGGGAGACATCATGAAAAAACAAATAGCAATTAACAACTTAAAATCATATCAAGATTTTAGCGATGCATGTGATTATCTTGAATGTGATAGATGGTCAGATGGTGATCCACTAAAAGAAGGCTTTGATAAAGAGATTAAACTTAAGCCAGTTGATAGATGGGAAATCTGCATCAAAGAATGTGGTAATGGTATCAGCTATATTTCTGGTGGGGATTTTGGGCGGCACGAGAGAAATGAGATAGCTCACACCACCATTGACTGGCAGGAATTTATTAAAGATAAAAAAAACAAAGATAAACACAAAATAAAAGCCATTTATAACCAATTCGGTGTACTGCAAATGCACGAGTCTCTAGGGCACGACGAGATCACCGAAAAGAAAGAAAATGGAAACATGTCCGAAATAACGGTCTACTGCGCATATGATATCGACGGAACCTTGGTGCGAAAGATATATCCTGACGGCCATGTGATAGACTACTACAATGAATGGGAGAATGAGTATGAAAAAACACAAAAAAAACAGCCTTGAAGTAGACGCGAACGCCTCTTTGCTTGATAGCGTTTATAAAAAAATCAAATGGCCGCCAGGGAAAAAGTTTGTTTCATTTTTTGAGGGGAAAAAGTTTTTTTCCTCATCCCTTGAAGAGGCCCTTGAAGTTGCAGAGAAAGAATTTGGCGAAGATGCTGGTTTTGTTATCCGAGGGCGAGACCAACAACCTGCCTTTTTCGGGTGCCTTTACCATTGATGGAAATAAAAAAGGATAGGCAATCAGGAAGGCGGAGGGTGCGCTATGGTTAGAGCCCAAAAGGCAGCTCAGATTGCCTATAGATTTGTGGAACTAGCCGGAGGCAGGCTCAACTACACAAAACTCATAAAGCTAATGTACTTACTTGACAGAAAGCTTTTGATAGAATATGGGTACACAGCCACAAAAGACGATTATTACAGCACGAATTATGGCCCTGTTCTTTCCAGGGTTTATGATTTTATTAAAAACTCCAGAAGTAGTGTTGTGAATGGGTCTCAAAACACATGGAACGAATATTTAAAAACAAACCATTATTCTGTGGAAATCACACTCCCCGGCAATTTCCTCGGCAAGCTGAACAGACTGGAAATGGAACTAATTGAAGAGCTGCATGAAAAATTTAAGGGCTATTCCTGGCAAAAAATTGTAGACGAAGTGATTCACGACAAAAGCGTAATCCCCGAATGCACGGATGCCGACTCCGGGAGTGTATCAATAGACAAAAAGAGCATATTGATATCTAACGGCATTAGCGAAAGACAAGCAATCATTACTTGCTCTGAGGACTATTAGAAATACAAAAAATTAAGGAGAAAGCAATGCAAAAAGTAACATATGCTGATGTACATAAAGAGATATTAATTCTCTATAGCGATAAAAAGATATCTCGTGATTTTGCCCTGGCCATGATTAGCCGCAGGGGAGCGTATGAAGGCGAGTACCATATCATGTTGCGAGATGTGCGCCAGGCGGCTAAGCTGACGGGTAAAAAGAAAAGACGGACGACAAAGGAAAAAGTGACGATTGAAAAAATACAGGACAAATCATGAAATTCCGTTATGACATAAGGTGGGCTCTTCAACAGGATGAGAACATCGCTAAAATGTGTCAAAAATACGGGGATAAAACCATCCCGCTAATAAATGGCCGATGCGTAAGGCGCGACTTTAAAAGCGGTTTCAATGTTTTTGAAAACGAAAACGAAAGACCATTCTATCCTGCTAAGCACTATGTCGGGAAAGATTTTGATATTTGGGTTCCCGAGCAAGATTTTTTTGCCAAGACATTGAGAATGGCTTCTGCCTACTGGGCACAAAAAAATAAAGAAATGGGAAGGTTAAGAAAGGCAGTGAATTACAGAAAGGATGATTTATGAGCAATGGATCTTTTGAGGATTGGTACATCACCCAATACGGCGAGCCACAAGACGAGATCGAAGTTGCAAAAATGAACCGGGCAAATGAGTCCTGGGATGCAGCATGGGAGCAGGCGATTGATTTTGTCAAAGAAAATCACATAGTGACAGAAGAAGAATACCTGGAAGGATCACTTAAAATTTAAATGCCCGGTGGTGGAGACAAAACCACCGAGCAAGTAAATACTATCCGATCACGCAGAAGAGGTCAAGGCAGGCCAGTAGCCCGTACTGATCATGTGATCTCCAATAAACTCAATGTCACCATCCCCAAGCCTTGAGTCCTTAATGATTGACATCGCCTTTTTTCTCGCAAGCAGCAATCTTCCGATATTTGGTATTTTCGTCCCTGAAGAATCAACATACACTTTCGGAAATGGCTTTCTGTATCCGAATGGCATCCACGGAACCGGATCGTTCTCATTTACATAGTGCCTTCCGATAATGCCAGTCTTTCTCAAGTATCGAGCCAACCGCCATCCCCCAGGGTCAGGATCTCCAAAACCCACAAACCGGTCGACCTCTTTGCCTCTTCTCGTCATCTCGAAGGCTGCCAATGCCGCGGCCGCCCCTCCCAGCGAATGTCCATAAAAACTTACGATCTTATTTTTGCCAGAGAAATGATTAAAAATCTTCTCGATCCAGTCGTGCGCCAAAGCAGAGTGCCGCCAAAAACCAAAACAGACCTTGCCCTCCCACATATACTTAGGAACCTGGGCAAGAACATCATTTATGACATCCTGCCGGTCGTCAGTGCCGGCATAAGCGAAAACAAGCTCAGTGTTTGAAGATAGCGCAACGACTCTCGCTCCCTCAATGTTTTTGACCTCCAAATCAAAATCATCAAATCTATTTAGTTTGTGTTCGTTTCTTTCATAGGCAGCATCACACAAAAAAAGGCCCGGGAGATCACTCTGTCCGGGCCGCGAAAAACATCCTTGCGATAGATTAAGAGTCACTTTTTTTCCTCTTTGTGAGAGTTATGTTCCTTATCTTAGCCAGGTGTGTCGCCGGCAAATCTATCAAGTTAATTTTAATCCATTGTGATATATCGTCAAGAACTGCATCGGTTTCATCATCTGTAAAAACTTTTGCAAACTCAATTATGAGTCTCGCGACCACCCCAACAGTAATCAATGTAAAGTAAAAAAGCCCGACCAGCAATAGCAGATCAAACCAATCAAAGTCAGTTTTGACTTTGTAATAAATGGCCTGCCAGTTTTTTATCACTCCGGAAATTTCATCGATTGCCTGATCTGCCGTGTCGATCGATTGCTCTACAACCGGCAGATCTCCAGCAGAAGACACATTGGTGATATCTTGTGCAAAAACACTCCCGGCAAGCGCAATTAAAATAACTACCACTAAAACAATAATTTCTTTCATTTTATTCCTCCATAATTTTAAAGTTGTACTTTTTTTCAAATGTTTTAATTAGTGCGACAAATATGGCATAGACAGCGATAGAACCGAATCCGTAAAGAACTCCCTCGCCAATTATTGTCTCCCATCTCATCGCAGTTAAAATGAGCGCATTTATTCTTTCTCCATTTGCAAAAACCTCCTCATAATTTATTTGATGACGATAAACCCACGAAGTGAAAATCGAAATTGCTATTTGACTGGGCACGATCATGTGTCTTGATGCCATTCTTACTTTGTCTTTTTTGGTTCCAGGCTTAATCACGTAGGTTCCCCACCGGATAAAAACACGGAGGCCTATCCCGGTACCGACCACCGAAAGAAGCCGGATGGAGATCTCAACCGCCTGCGGATGAGTAAAAAGCCTGGAAACAAAATCAAAAAAAGCGTCCAAATTATCCCTGCCAGTTTACCTTGAGCTCATCTTCAATTTCCAAAATCTCACCAGCATCAACAACTTTGACCATATCTGGGTAGACATCCTTATAGGCATCGGTGGATTGATAAACCTTAAACCGGCCATGATCGTCAGGAGGAATCGCCTGCATACCGACCAGAGGGCACCCAAGTGTGTCGCCGTCATCATTTCCGATGTGAAAATACACCCACTCGAAATTAGGAATATCGAGAATGTGAATCATTCCTTTGTGCATTGTTCCGAATCGGCCACTGTACTTCTCATGCAGTCTTCCGGCCTTCCTCAACCCGAGCTGATAGAACCCGGACGGGATGCGCGTCTCACCGTACTCTTTTTTCTTTCTGGCCTCATCCTCAAGAGTAAAGCACCGCCACTCGTCATGGATGTAAAGGGCCCCAAGTGTCGTTTCTCCCCGACTAGCAAGTCTTTTCAGTTTAATTCCAACCTTCATCTTTTCTCCTTTTTATAAGATCCAAAATTTCTTTTGAATTTTGATCTGTCCTCTTATCAATCTTATCGACCTCTTTGTCTATCTTTCGGTCGATTTCCTCAATTTCGTCAGTTACTCGGTTTATAAAACCCTCGATTTCCTTCCGGGTCATATAATCACTTTCCAGGCGATTATGCACCATATCGAGATCTCTTTGGATCTTGCTAATCGTTTCCTGAAGCGACTGCATCAGGACTTGGATATCCTGGATCTTTTTGCCGTAGTTTGCCAGCGTGTCAGTAAGTGCGCTTATATGTAAATCAAAACTTTGTTCGATTTTCTCCTTGAGCGCATTTAACCCCTGATCAAATAATTTATCCTGAGAAATAAAACGCTCCCGGATACTTTCGTCAGTTCGGTGCGAGAGTCGATTTATAATAAACAAAAAGGGAGTCGCAAGAACTCCCAAAGTTGTGGCCAATGTCGCAAAGGCCGCAATTATATGGCCAAGGGTGATGTCCATTTTTACTCTGAAACTGTTCCCGGCAATTTACTCTCAATATCTTTTTCAAGAGTTTTGATTGTGGATATTTTTTCAGTGTTCTCAGTGATCGCCGACTCCATATCTTTGCGGTTTCTTTTTATTCGCTCAAGAATCCGCCTTTTTTCCTCTTCTGATAAGAGCTTGTCAATCTCAGCGATGTATTTTTTTTCGGCAGCGATCAGTGCCTTGGCTCCCTTGCGGTCAACGCGGAACGAAACTCCCGGCTCAATGTTGATCTGCATCTGATTTCCATCAATCTTAATAACTGTTCTTCCTGCAAAAATCATGTGATCTCCTTAATTATTTTAAATGCCTCTTTTGTCACCTTTAGCTCTCCCGAGTCTATCATAGACTTGAAGTATTTTGCATTGGATCTGTAGTTGTGAGGATCAACTCTTCCGATATTGTCCACGTCCGCTTTTTGGGTTATCTTCTCAGGCAAATACCCCGGCAAATACTCTCTGTAATCACCAGGAATAAAAACCCTCGGCTTGCTCTGGTAAAAATCAACACCAGTCATCCAAAGATCTGAAGGATTGTGATTGGCAAGATCTCTAATAATTATGGGCCCGTAGAGCAGCCCTTGAACTTCCGATCCCATCTGTTTCGATAGTGCCCTCAAGTTTCTTAAATAGATTTTTTGGGAATACATATTGACATCTTGGCCACTTGGTGACTTCATCATCAATGCCTTAATCCCGCTCTTTACATAGTGAGCAATAGGAAGCGGACGCATCTCTCTTGCGTACTGGACGTTTACATAGAGCAAATCTGTCCGGCTCCCATAGTCTTCCTTAAAACGTTCCTGAATATCAAATCCACCATTTGATCTTACGACAAAATCAAAAGAGTCGATCCATTTACCATATCTCTTACCACTGATTATAGGTGACGGGCCCACAAAGACAACCGAGGCACCCTCGATCATTTTTCTAAAATTCATTTTACCTGGACCGCCCAGCTGGTGTCAGAGAATATTGCATCCGGTTTTCCGAAGGCCTCATCGACTGCGCGCATGACCCCCTTAAACTTGCGGCAGTAATCATGGCCACAAATCCAGCCACCTCTTTTTATTTTTTTCCTCCAGATTTTTATGTCCAAAACAACTCCCTCATAGGTGTGCAGACCATCGATATAAATGAAATCAAGAGACTCATCGCTAAATGCCCTTGAGGATATAAAAGAACTGCTTTTTATTTTTTTATAGTTTTTGAATTGAGACATATTCTCGTCAAACTGCCTCTCTACCTCACTCATGGGATATTGATAGCTAGCTGCATCTGAGTCGTCATACCCATCTTCCCAGGGATCGACACAATAAAGCATTTTGACGCTCTCACAAAAAATCTGTGAAGAGTCACCGACATAGCTGCCAATTTCAACCCCCACGCACCCCTGTATTCTAGTGTGCTTTATAAGATCCACAAGCCCAGACTTTGCACCCCGAGCATTCCGAATGCATATTTTTTTGTATTTGTAGCTCACCTCTTTCTCTCCCCAGTTGTGCCAGTATTTTTCAAGTCCCAAATATTCTTTTTGATTGTCGCCTCTTTTGTCCTCTTGCCATGGCTTGGAGCCGACATAATGAATAACAGCCACATCTCTGTCAAAATCAAAACTCATTGATTTACTCATGACGACCCTTTTTTCGACATTGTATTTTTTTGGCAAATAATTTATATTGCCGGAATACATCATATTGAGGACTTTTTGATCCGGCATGGAATGACCTTTTTTCGCGATCTCAATTGCTTTTTTGTGATTATCTTCCGATGCCTGACCAACCAGAACAAAAACTCCAGAATTAAAATAACCGGACAACTTATCTGTCTTGATAGCGTAAGAATGACACGCATGTATTCCCTTTTTTTTAATCGAAAAAAGCTCAGACAAGTCTTGAAGCACTAGAATGTCCATGTCTAAAAAACAAATCAAGTCATACTCAGTCAGCCTGAAAACCTCTAGCTTGTAATAAGTTTCCCTCAGCCATTCGGCACACTCGCGCATATCCACTTCGCTGTATGCTTCTTTCCTCGGTAAAAAAAATTTTGTTTTTGCATACTTCTCAAGCAGCTCTTTTTTATTTTCCTCCGACAAACCAAGATCAATCACTATAAAGTCATGACTGAACCAAGGGTTGTGCTGTAAAAAAGATCCGAAAGCCTTTCTCCAGCCGACCATGAATCCATCATCCATCATTGTGACCAGGCACTTTTTCACGCGTCACCCCTTAAGGAATCTCTTTTTTCCCTCTCGCACTTAAGTACTCTTCTCGGCCCTACTTCTCCAAGTGTCTTTTCAGTCTCTTGGATATATTTAACGAGGCGAAAAAGCCCGTGTGGTTCAACCGATGCGGCCTGGTCGCTTCCCCACATTTCTCTATCTGTTGTGATGTGACGTTCGACCCATTTTGCACCCATGGCTACAGCATTGATGGTGGGAATAAGCCCGTACTCGTGGCCCGAATAGCCAATATCATGCCCAGGAAACTTTTTTTTGAGATGCAAAATATAATTGAGATTTATTTGATCCGGCGGTGATGGGTATGCAGAGCAGGTGTGCATTATCACGTCAGGACTGCATGCAGAAACCGCCCTTTCGATTTCGTCCTCGTAACTCATGCCGGTACTGATGATCAAAAAATCAAAATACTTTCTGCAATAAGTGATCAAGTCTAAATCATTTATTTTAGCAGACGGAATTTTGACTATGCCCGATCCAATTGAATCAAGATAAACTTGAGCACTTTCGATATCCCAAACAGAGCAAAAAAGCTCAATGCCGATACTTTTTGCATAATCTGCAAGCTCAGATAATTCATCTGCCGAAAACTCAATCTTTTTTTTATAGTCTAAATATGTCATCTCCCCCCATGGGGTCGACTTCGGCTTAAGTTTTTGTTTTTCAGGAACGCAGATGTCTGGATCTCTTTTTTGGAGCTTGACATACTGGCAACCAGCCGCCCGGGCAATCAGGATCATCTCCTTGGCCAGGTCAACATCCCCATTGTGGTTTATTCCAATCTCAGCTATTACTTTTGTCTCCATTTTTCCCCCTCTATTTATTATAACAAAATCTCTCGAAATCACAACGAAAAAAATCGTAAATAATTTCTTTTTGATTCTCGGTCAAATTTGGTTTTAGCCCGGATGGTGTCTCATTTATTTTTTTAGCCGGATGGTAAGGCATGCCATTTAAAACACAAAACCTTTTCCACTCGCAATTTATCCCGGCCTCAAACCTCAATATACGCACAGGGAAATCGGAAATAAAATCAGATTGAGAAGTCGAAAGCACAAACTCAGAACCTGTGGTTTTTTTCCTGTAAAGATCAATGTACCTATCAAGACTCCATTCAATGCTATCCATGAAAGAAACAATTTTTTGACTATTGAACCTTTCATGGCTGCCGTTTTTTTGAGCAGCATTTACCAGATGCCCCCACCAAGAGGAAATCCGATCATAAGGATTCCTGATTGTAGTAAAAAATCGATACCCCTTGAACTCTAGAAAAGTCTTTTCGTCGAGAGCAACGTGCCTTCTTTCCGGATAAACTTTGGCTTTGTAAATATCTGAGCAAACCAGTGACTTAATCGATGTCCCGGCATTTTTCTTTTGATGCAAAAAAACGAACTTGTATTTATCTGAGTAAAACATTTATAAGATCCTCTTCGTAATCAACGTCAATCACTCTTTTGTCCTTCCCGAGCCGAAATCAATATGACTGGGTCCATTCTATATTCTTCTTTTTAATTAACTGCATAAAATGCTCTCTCTCTATTGCTGGCTGGTGCTTGGCAGTGACAACATGCCCCCGGTAAAACTCCGGCGTGCGGAAAAAATCAAATCCATAAATTGATAATTTTTTGAAAGGGATTTTTCGAGAGAACAACTCGACATGAAGCATGCCAGTGCTTGGCCGGTGCCCATTTAAATTCTCACCGCACTCAATAAAAAAATCCATGTCCGCAGTGTGGGTTTTTTCTGCCATCTGAAGCGGCATATTCTTATTAGAGTAGGCAGAAAGCCAGGTGATGATTTTGGGATCGTACTGATCGACATAAGAGAGGATTGGGTAATGCGGGGTAAGAAGCCCGCAGGCCCAAATATCCATGCGAAGGCCGATATCTTTAGCATGAGCCTCAGAAGGAAATCCCTGATTCATCCGCAAGACAATGTCATGCGAGTCTATCCACTCTCCTCGGCCGTTGCCAAGCATTGACTTTGCATTACCGACAAGGCAGATGGATTTGTTTTTGCAGAAAGATTGAAGATGAGATAGAGATATTTTTCCGGGACAGTAATTCTCTTTGTTTTTTTGGATGTCTTCTGAAATCATTTTATCCAGAAGTCCAAATCGATTTGAGTATTTATACTCAGCTCACTGTCGCCGATTTCTTTTGCAGCGATCTCCCTTAGATCAATATCCCACTCCTGATCTTCAAGCTCAATCAATTCTTCGTTTGCCAATGAGATCTTTTCTTTCGGAACTCTAATTGATTTAGACTTTGGATCTTCAGAATACTTTCTCAATATTCCGGTTCTGGCATCTTCGACCTCTTGTGCAGCAGATCGAATCGCCTTCACCCCTTTAATTATCTTTTGGGAGTTTTCCGGAGTTCTTACAACTTTCTCCCCGAACTCTTTAAGTGCCCTGGATGCCTGAATAATTTTTGACGCTTTGATTTTCATTTCTGTCTCCTTTTACAGTTTAAGTAAAATTATAAAACGAAACGCATCAATATTCAATCTTTAAAGTCGTTCTGCCTGTAAATTGAAGTTTCATTTTATTGCCCCTTTGGTTAAATTCTTCTCGCTATTCCGTGCGTCGTACTAGACAAGGTATAACTATTCGTCCCAGACCCCCCTGATTTTTGGACGCCAAAATAGATTGTGGTGTTTGTTGAAATGTCCAATATGGCTCTAGATGATGGGGATAGCCTAAAAGCATCATTTCCACTTCCACCAGATTGCTCAACGCCAACAAAAGTAGTAAGTTCGCCAATAGTGCCAGAGATTCCAGAAAAACTGCTAGAAGAATCTGAAAATCCAATTTCAACAATAATGTCAGAAGATGTGCCGACAGCCAATATGATTGTCGTATCCATTGTCAGCTCCCATATACCTGGCGTTAGCGTAAAACTGTCAACGTTTTGAAAGTTGGTTGTTGTGATTGGTCCCACGTTCCCACTAAACTCATTTGTTGTGCCAGTTGTTCCGGTAGTTATCCCCTCCGGAAAGTTAACTGGCCCGGATCCGGCAAGGTCGGTGATTTCGTCGACTTGTAAAGTGCCCCCATTAGTGCTAGTATCAAATATAAATTGAGGGTCCCCGTTACTATCCTCTATCTGAAATATTTTATTATCGCTTGATGTTTGCAAGGCTAGTCTAGTTGATGCTCCTGAGCTTCGTTGTAAAAAATACCAGCTTCGATCAGTATTAAAGCTGAGCAATGCATCGCCGTCGGAAAAGTTACCATCTCCAATAGTTAAAAGGGCGTTATCACTTTGGCCAGTATCCCCGATAGAGACAAAATCGCCGCTTGCATCTACCTTTAAGAGGTTACTATTTGTTGCCCCCTCAACCCGCAGATTATAAGAAGAATTTCCGTCCTCATTAAAAACAACCCCAGAGGTAGTTATCCTCATTTGGTCGTTCGTCGAACTTCCGGCATAAAATAACTGCGAATTTGTCCCAAACTCTATGTAATTGTCCGGGTCCCCTTCGTGGATGATAAACTGAGAAACATTTAGATCGCCTAGCACAGTCACATCTCCGGAGAAATCAAGATCGCCTAGCACAGTCACATCTTGACTAAATGTTGCCCCCCCATCGCTATACTCAATATAGTTTGTCGCACCGCTGTAATCGACAGAGCCACTCAGGAAATCGAGTTCTGCACCCTGGTAGTCGAAAACCTGCCGATCACCAGAAAACGTGATATCCGTATTGAGAACATAATTCCCATAAACAACCGCCCGGGCGTAATCCTCACTGACCGCCAAGCCATTGAGATTGAAAGTGTAGTCAACAGGTGACGCAGAACCCGGTTTATGAAAATAAACACCCCACCCCCTGGCGTCATAATCATCCGAAAAGGTGGTGTCGGTTCCCTCCGCTCTTGCGACATGGATCGGAACTTGCGAATTAGCACTTACCGCAGGATAGACAGCACTCCCGATTGTATCTGAGGAGCCGACTTGAACACTCACTGTATTGTCAGAGTTGGCCACGACAACAATCCATACCTCATCGCCTGCGCCGGGAGCTGTGATCGTGTCTGTATAAACTGCGATCTCTGCCGTGCCGCTGGAGTCGCCGCCGGCACTCCCAGTCAGCTCATAGGTGTCGCCGGACTTATTGGCCACAGTGTAATCGCCAGTAGGCAAGGCACCCGCAGAGCTAGTGACCTCCACTGATACAATGTCGCCATTTTGTTTGTCGTTGTTTTTTTCGGTGACGGTGATTGTGCTGCCGGATCTTGTCCAACTCACATATCCTATGGAAATCTCGACCCCGTTGATTGTGGCGGTCAGTGCTTTGACCTTGATTTGCCGGGTCTTTGTATTGTCGGGAGCGGCTTCACCGTCTTTAATTGTCGGAGGGAAAAAGTTCAGTTTTTGATCGAGGCGATCATTTAGAGCAGTATTGTTTTGCCTGGCGTTCGCCACCTCACTTCCACCAGCCGTGCTCCCCGCCTCCAATGTTGCAATTCTT